TTATATTGGTTCTGCATATCAGTTTGGTATGCGCCGCCAGCTGCAAGCTGGTTGCCCAATCCTTTAAAGCCAGTCGCCATGCCAGTATTAAATGCACCAGCTAATCCCTGATTGGCGTTCATAGCGTTGCCAAAGTCGCGCTGCTGTTGTGTCAGTGACTGATTGACCAGCTGGTTCGTAATATCGCTGCTTACATCAGCTGCCCGGTCTTGGTAGCTGCGCATAGCTAAAGCATCTGCGATACCGGCGCGTGAACTATTTACATTACCGGTCGCTGAAGCTGCTCGGTTGATGCCGGGTAGTGTTTGCTCAGTCAGCTGCCGGGTGCTGTCGCGTAAAGCTGCGTCAACTAGACCGCCTCTGTTGGCGGTTGCATAATCAATAGCATTATTTAATGCCTGACCGCCCATCGCCTGATTGTAAAGGTCGTTATAGTTTGACCCAAAACCGGCGCCAGTCGAGGCTAGGTTCTGACCGTAATTAAACGCATCGCCACCAAAGTTGTATTGATTATCAAGTGCGCCAGTCTGCATAGCATTGAGACCAGCATAAGTCGGCCCAGTGTATGCCCCTGTAGACAACACATTTCCCAGTGCGCCTTTACCACCCTCATATCCATATTTGAGAAAAGGCTGGGCATCTAGGTAGCCCATGTTTGACTGTTGGTTTGCCGCATCAATTGCTTTTCTTTGTTTTTTGGCAGCTTGGTTTGACATGTAACCGCCCACGACGGCACTAGCTATTTGTCCCCATACCATATTTTTTTTCCTATAATTTAGACAGCAACCCACGCTGTCCCGTTGTAGACATAAAGTCCGTCCCCACTGCCGGGGTTCCACGGTGACACTGCGAACCTAATCATTCCTTTTACTGGGTTAGCTGGTGGGTTCTCTGCAACTTGGACTGACGAACGAATAAGAGAACCAATTGATGTTTCTATGCGTCGCAACTCTTCTTGAATGTAACGCCTAATCCCCTCTTCTAATTGAGGGTATTGCTGTCTGGTGTAATCCTGAACTAGCAAGTTGGTCTTATCACTGAGTGCCATTACCTTGCTCCAGTTGGTGTGATTTCAATATCAAACCCTGAGATATCAAAGTCAGCGTTGTCAGACTTTGTGACCCGGTAACTTAAATATCTTCCTGCTGCTCTCGCGTCGATCTTGTGATCCGCATTGATATTAAAGGTCACCGCTGGGTCGTAGACCGGCGTTCCAGTTGGGATGTCTGAGGCGCCAAACTCAAACTGTAGCTCGCTGTCAGTTGGATTGATTGTATCGCACTGCGGGTACAGCCGGGTGACGACAACATATTGCCGTGCAGCTGATCCTGCCTCGTCTAGGTCAAGACCCGTGCGTTCGAGGTAAACCGGTTTTGTAGCTTCTTGGTCTAGCTCAAAACCCAGTTGGCCTGTGTCCGACAAATCCAGACCATAAAGTTTGTCACTTGTTATGCCATTGGCACTAAGACTTTCGCCGACCATCAATGTGTGCCGGTCAAAGCTATCCTGCATCGAATAGTAAGTACCGCCAGTCAGTGCATATGTGGCGTTGCTATTTGCGTAGGTGCTTACTGAGTTTACGTTTGCCACAGTGCCGCTGGACACGTTTGGCAGTGAATAGAAATACCAGCAGTTGGTTCTATAATTATAGACAGCAGCCCGGTTGCACCTGTTTGCATCAGCATATTCATTGTCGCTGTCGCCTGACATATAGCAGAACATAATCTCATTTAAGGTTGGATTATGCTGCGCAAAACAGACGTCTGCATTTTGGTTATTAAGGTTACTGTAGATGAAGTTTTTGACACGTTCATCGCAAATGCTTTGCTTTGAGGTGCCGTCAGTTACGTAGATATCAAATGCGCCAAATACGTAGTGTTTGCCTTCAGCAGCCACAATGCAATTTTGATTAATGACGCCCGCATCTTCGAACAGTTTTCTGACTGAGAATATAAACTGGCCGCCCACGTTCTCCATGAGCCACGTCTGGTCAGACGAATAAATGATAAAGTTAGAACCAAGCGTCAGGCCGTCTTTGATTTCATCGACGACTTGAACGAGGTCAATAAATCCTGCTGACTTTGTTGCGTCAGCGGCGTCCCAACTTCCGGGTACTGAGTTAGCAGTTGTTATGTCTGAGAAGCGAACTCTTGTTGGAAAACTGGTGCTACCCTCAGTCATGTTAAGAGCGATTAATTGGTCACCAAATGATCGCAAAGCTGCACATTTATGAGTGGCATCCCAGTTAGGCAAATCAGCAAAAGTGCTTCCTGTAGCGGTTCTGTAAACTGGCACTCTGTCTGAACGATTGATGTAGGTCACGCCAGCTAATGAGGTGCCTGTAAATGGCGCGGGGTTTGTAGAGCCTGTTACGGAACCAGACACATCAGTAACAGTGCCTGATGCATATTCATTTATTACCCAGTCATCAGACACCATCAAAACTGTGTCAAACCCGGTGCTGGGTATTACTCCATATGCAAATCTTGGAGTGAAACCGAGGCTATCTTTTACTTTACGGAAGATTGGCCCCCGGCTCACCTTGCCTTCGTCAAATCTGACATTGAAGGCTTTGTTAAAAGCGTTAAGTGGGATGTTGTATGGCGATTTGTCAGTGATAACACCTGTGTTACCTAAGTCCCGTACCGGCAATATCGACATCTTTTAATTCCTTTAATAGCAGCTGCTGGGAGCGTGTGTTCGCTTCGACCATTTCGTTTCGGAAACTTTCCACTGCTGCACCTGTTGATCGTGACTGTTGGGCATTTTCGATTAGCAAGACGGGCATCCACGCCATAGCGCAGCCCCAGTCTTCTGTGGGTTCGCCTGTGTTTGGGTTTTTGCCCTGTATTTTCATAAACCACGCACAGTCAAATTGACGACAAGGTTTGAAATTATCGAGTGGGCAGTTTTGCTTAACCTCGATTTTCATAATTTGCTCTAATCCTTAGTTGCTATGATTACATCGACGTACTGTACATCCAGTGCATTTGCTGTACCTGTAAAGATTGAAGTGGTCGAAGGTGATGACGTTTGTGTCCAAGTGTGATTATGTGCCTGACCGCCACCTTGGATACGGTAAGTGTTCCAGTCTACAGCACGTGCAGTGTAGTTGAATCCGGCGTAGTTATCTAAATACTGCCCACCCGGAGTGCTGGACTTGTGATACCAGTTGTTAGGCAGGTGAGAATTAGACAGATAAACAGGGGTGTTTGTACCCGTGACACTGGTGCTAACAGTACCGCTTGCAGTGGCATCAAGTGTCGAGAGTGCGTTAGTACCGCCGGAACTTGCTGTGCCAGTTACGACCCTCAAAGCGTGGTCGTTGTAATTGGTTGTGTCCTTAGTCCAGCCTGTGGGGGCTGTGGACTGCTGGAAGAGCATCTTTGTGCCGGACGCATGTACGCCACTTTCGATTGCAGTTACACGGGCGTCCAGACCGTTAAGGACAGTATGCGTGACATTCATGGCCCCAGTTATATTTGGGAAAGACGCTAGAATGGTCGCTTTGATTAGACGCAGGTGATCGTCCGCAAACGACAATCCATCTGTAGATACTGGATTACTGCTATTCAGCGAGTTTATGTAGGTGCCGGATTCGAGTGGCATTGGTTTATCCTTGGTTTTCTGGAGTGAGCCTCGGCTCAAAAAGGTCAGACAATAAAAACAACAACGGGGTCAAAACCGTCTGTTTTTGAAATTGATAATTTACGACCCTACGCCGGGTCAAAATCGACAGAGATGGAACCAAATCTCTGAGCAAAATCTTGTAAGCTGTTGAAATCGTTGGGAACGTGAGAGCAAGCGATAAGCAATCGCTTGACCTTCGATGGTCGAAACGACTGGTCGATAGACATTAGGACATTAGGCTCAGAAATTTATTGGAACGACCCCAAAACTCTTCGAAGAAAATCGGGACATTCCACAACCTAAGTCAACCAGCGTCGACCAGCGATGACTGATGTCATCATCAGTAGACAAAGATAATATTACGGTGGTGGTCGTAGGTGTTAACTTAGGTTAACTAAAGATGACTGTTGTTCCTCAATAGCACCACCTAACTTTAGTCATCGATCACCTAACTTACTGCAATGTTGCAGTTCGGTATGAGAATTGCTATATAAACACTGTGATTAAGGGAGGTGCTTCCCCTGCAAAGGGTTTGCTAAAGACTTTAGTCATTATACTTGAGAGGGTAGTTGCTCCGGGCGAAAGACTGGAAAACTGCCCTTTCTTCGTTTTAGACGAAAAAAAAGCCCCACCGGCGTTGACCAGTGAGGCTTGAGGTATTCAATGCATTGTTAATGCGTCCCAGCTGACCGGGAACAGCGCCGCTGCGCGTTCCTGTATCAGACCGGCGATGACCTGTGTTTCTTCTTGTGTGTGGTCGTCGAGGCGCTGCTTGCACACCCGTGCAAACGCCTGTAACGAGCCAGACCAGTACCATTCAGTCATCATAGTTTGCGGTAGGATCATTCGTGCCTGTTCAGGCGCGACACCAGCCGCAATCATTGTGTTGTAATTCTTGTAAGCGAGTAGGTTTGTCTGTTCCAAAATCAGCTTGGCGCTGTTCTGGTCTTCAACTTCACCGTCACTGCCCTGCTTACTGTTCTTAGGTTTACCTCGCCAGACTTTCGGATTGTAAAACTCAGGCGGGTCATCAACGTACCTGCGTGACACCTCGTTCCAGCTGAGACCGACTTGGTGCTTCACCAGCTGACGGGCGACAAACAATGGCGCCTTGATCCTGAACTGCATGAACGCATGGGCAAAGGGTGACCAA